GGACATGGCGATGCGCTTCTCGGCGGCGGTATCCGTCACGATAATATCATCGAAATCCACGCGGATGGAGCCCTCGTCGGGGATGCTCTCTCCTAGGCTTCGCGATACGCTCAGGAGCGCCCTGCATATGCCCGCGATGGACTGTTCTAGCGCGTGCTCGTGCCTGGCGACGTTGCGCATGAGGGCGGAAGAATCAGAAGCCACCTCCGTTGCCGTCTTCAGGTATCCCCGCGATTCGTCTATGTCAAAGTACGTGATGCCGAAACCCGTGAGGTCGCCCAGCATCTGCAGCGCGATTCGGAAGGCCTCGACCTGGGAATTGGTGCGAAGCGCCGGCGCGAACTCCTGGATCATGTCCTCCGTGCTCATGACCTTGCGGAACACGGTGCAGTCGTTCTTCCCGAACGGGATGGTGACCTTCTTGCCGGATCCCGATGTCTCCTTGTCGAAAAGCACGTCCGAAAGGAAGATCCTCATTTTCGAGACGGAAATCTCGTTGAAGATCGCGTCGAAAGCCTCGTCCACGGCTTGAATGGCGTCAACCGCATCGGCAAACACGCTTTGGCCGTAGGGCGACATGTCCACGCGCGTGTTGTCCACGGCGGGTTTGACGATCGAGAAGGTGGCGAAGGGGCTGCCGGTGTCGTATTCCGCGCACACGCCATCGGGCTCGACGACGTTCCCGTCTTCGTCGAACAGAACCGTGACGATCCTGTAAGTGCCAGCGTTTCCATGGGAAAGGGATGCGGAAGGATTCGCCCCAGGGGGTACAACATCATCTTGAGGGTGAAATTGTTGTTGTACCCCCTCGCTATCAGGCGTTTTAGAAAATGAGAATTGCGAAGGTGAAGAGACGGAAAGAGAAGGTGTGGAAAGTGAAGGTTGGGAAGGTGACGCCCATGAACCATCGCCCAAGCCAAGACCCCCGCGAAGGTGCATCTGCAGTTGGTCGAACGCCTTGCCCCGGTAGAAAACGCGAGTGACGAAAGCGCATTCCGAAACGCCCTCCTCGTCCCAGGACAGCGGTATCACCATGCGCGCGTCGTAATGCCTGATGCGGACCTTCCGAGCGTCGGCGTCAACCCAGAGGGCCCACGCGCCCGTGCCCATGCCGAAAGCCTTGACAACCGTGACCTGCGCCGCCGACATGAAACCGGTGTTCGAGAGGAAGTCGGAAAGCCACTGCGTAGCGCCTTGCTCCTCGCACACCACCTGCGTCTTGTCGTTCAGGAGAAGCGAGCCCCATTCCTGGCACACGCGCATGGCCGGATGGATGGATCGCCGGTGAACCTCGTAGATCCGCCCGAACCCGTCGGTGTCCCGGTATGAGTAGAAGTCACCCACCGCGCTCATCCAGTCATGCCATTCGCGTATATATCCTTCCATGGCCTCGATGGGAAGCACGAAGCCCAAGCTACGCAGATGCTCGCGCACGTGCTCCGGCACCCAGTATTCCGTCTCGTACGTCCTATCCATGCTTGCCATCCTTTCGATTTAGAAGGTGAAGGTGCTGAAAATGCCGTCCAGGTTCCAGATTTGAATTTGGAAGGTGAAGACGAGCCCCATTTTCCACGTGAAGGGAAAGGTGAAGAAACCACCGCATCACCCGCGCAGGATATCGTCGAGCATCGCGTACCTCACCGCGTCGATGCTGTGGTCGTTCCCATCGGGGATTTCATCGATCCAGTTCCCTTCCTTGTCGCGTTCGAACTCCTTCAAGGTGAATTCGGCGAAGGTGAGCGGGCAACGGTCGGGGTCGATGACGATCTCGCGCAATCCGGCCAGCCATTCGTAGGAAAGCCTCCTCATCCTGGCCTTGCGTGCAGCGTGGACGCGAATCCCGAGCTCGCGCCGCCACGTGTTCATCTGGACTTTGGAATCTGGCGTGTCGTCGGCGTAGACGATCTGGTTGTGAAAGTAAGGCTCGCCACCCGGTTCGTCGGGGAAGGTGAGCGAATCCACGACGATCCTACCGGTGTCGATCGGCATCATCTTGTTGGCGGAATGTTCTTCGAAAATGAGAAGACGGCGCTCGGAGGGCTCCCACGCGCACCGCACGAACCGCCAGGGGTCCGGGAACCAGCCCCAGTCAACGCCATTCCTCACCCGCTCGAAACCCCTTATTCGAGATTCGGAAAGTGCCGCCTCGTGAACGTTGTCGAAGACGGCGCCGCCCGTGCCGGTGATCTCCCCAAGGTACTCCCACCGCCAGGCCAGCTCGTTCGCGTCGCGAAGGTACTCGGCCTCGTCGATGAACGGCTGCCCCAGCCAATCAGGATGCGATTCCATCACGTCGAGATACGATGAACCGCGAACCAGGGTGTCGTCCCTGCGCTTGCGCTCCAACCTCTCCACGTTCACCCAGCTCCACATCGTCTTCGGCGGGTTATACGAATAGAACACCCAGAACCGATCGCCGCCACGACGAAGCGAGTTGAGAATAGAACGCACAACCTCGACGCCCTCGAACTGGTCCAGCTCCTCGAACCAGATCAGGGAGCAGAAGCCCTTGGTGAACTTGACGCCCTTCAGTTTCAGCGGGTCGTCCGCCCCGCGGAAGACGATGCGCTGTCCGGTCGGCGTGTAGGTGATCTCCATCGGCGAGACCCTCGCCTTGAACACGCTCTCCAGCCCCAGCGCCTCGATCGCCCAAAGGATTTGCTGGTACACCGAATCGCGGAGCGTGTTGCCGAACCTGCGCACCACCACGGCGTTCGCCTTGGGGAAGGTGACGATCAGGAGGATTATGCATATGGAAATGAACGAGCTCTTGGTAGATCCTCGCCCGCCGTGCAGCCAGTAGTGCGTGTGGCCGTGCGCCATCACGTCGCCCAGGACGGGATGGAAGCGGGGGATGACGAAATCGGAGACGTTAGCCATCGACATCCTCGCTTTCGTCATCGTCGGCCATGGGCGCGATCGTGAAGTCGAGCACGAGCTGCACCGGCTCGTCCTTGGCGTCGTCGGCCTTGCGCTCCATCTTGCCGTACTCCATGGGGTACTTGCGCTCCAGCAGCCAGGCCGCCGCCGTCCAGTACTGCGCCCTGCTCTCGGCCGCCCCTTTTATCGTCGTGAGCAGGCATCTCTTGTACTCTGCTTCTGCTTTTTTTAGCTCGTCGAATAATGCGCGCTTCACCCCGGACTTGGCGTTCTCGCCGTCCTTCAGCCAACGGTAGAAGGTCGATGGGTGCACGCCCAGGGCGGCGATTATGTCGGCGTCGCACAGGCCGTCGCGCTTCAGCTCGACGATCTGCGCGACCAGGTCGTATGTCAGTTTCAGTTTCGCGGGCATGTCTGCCACCTCCTCAGGGTGGCATGATGCCCGCGCGTCACAATCTCGCTAACAAGCGGAGGAATCCCCGCCGCCCTGGGAACGCTCCCGCCTGGTGGGAAGGCCGTACTTGCGGCATAGGCGGCTGTTTCTCTGGCGCATCTTGTCGCGCTCGCGCCTGATGCCGGCGATCTCGGCCTCGTCGGTCGCCGCCTCGCGCTCCTCCTGCAGGATCTCGTTGAAGGCGATCTCCTCGTTCAGGTGCATGAGCTCGGTGCATCTCGGGCATAGACCGCTCTGGCGGTTGAGCCTCACGCCCACGACGCCGCAGTCGGGGCAGACGGGCCGCACCGCCAGGCTGGCGTGTATCCTGCTCGCCCTGACCTCGATCGCCCGGATGGAGCGCTCGACGCCGCATTCCCGTTTTAAGGCGCCGCGCACGGCGCCGGCGCCCAGGTGCGAGACCTCGCGCAGGATGGAGTCTTGCTTTGTCGTCCACTCGGTCATCTACCGGGCCTCCCGTAATCGCGGCGGGGCCGAAAAGCCCACAAGGCGGGGGTTGGGGTGCAGACCCGGGGTCCCGCGCCCCGGTCTGCATCCCCGGCCCCCCTACGAAAAGTTCTATATATAAGGGGCTTTTCACCCCCCGAAAAGGCATAGGTTTTCACCCTTTGCACCCCCTTCGGATTCGCCATCGGCGGGCGCGTCCCCGGCGGGCATCCTCACGACGAGCGCCTTGCCGCCGCCCTCGGCCTGCGTCCGCATGAAGCGCCTGGACTTGTCGAGCCAGCGGTTCACGGTCGGGCGCGTCCAGCCAAGCGCGTTCTCCAGCTCCTCGCGCGTCACGGAGTCGCCGTCGCCGATCAGGCGGTTGCAGACCGCGTCGAGCTCCACGACCTTGGCGTTGGCCTCGGCCTCCTGGCGCATCCTCCTCTGCTCGCTCTGCCCGCCGTAGTCGGGCTTGCAGTCGGCCAGGAGCTCGGTGGTGTCGGGGATGTGCAGCGGGAACACGTGCCACACGTCCAGCGGTGGCTTCGGCGGGAACTCGCGCAGGGTGAAGGACATCCGCCAGCCCGTAAGGTCGGGAGTCGCCGCAAGCGAGTTCACCTCGCGCGCCATCTGCAGCGTGCCCGGCTCCAGGACCAGCTTGGTCAGGTCCACGACGGCGTCGGGGGCGCGGCCGAACACGCCCGAGCCGCTGCCACGGTCGATAGCGGACTTCAGGCCCTGGGCGCCCTTGGAATGGTGGTGCGAGATCACGACGGTCACGCCCAGGCGCACGCACAGGCGGTCGAGCTCGGCGAAGAACTCGCGGATGTCCTTGGCGTTGTTCTCGTCGCCGTCCTGCACCATGTACGCCGGGTCTATGACGACCATGCCGAAGTCGCCGGGCTCGTAACGGCAGAACAGCTCTTCCACGATCTCGCGCAGCGAGCAAGACTTCCCGCGCAGCGGCCACACGAACAGGCTCTCGGAGACCTCCGCGACCCGAGCCTCCTTGGCGTAGGCGACCGTGCTTATGCGCCTCTGCAGCGTGCGCGAGTCGGTTTCCAGGTCGATGAACAGCACCTTGCGCTTCGCGCACCGGAAGCCTATCCAGTATCCGCCGGTCGCGACGCTTACGGCCAGCGCGATCAGGCACCACGTCTTGTTCGCCTTGGAGGGGCCGGTGAGCAGCATCTTGTGGCCCTCCAGCAGTATCCCCTCGATTATGACCTCGGGCATCCTCGGCAGCTTGTCCTTGTCGACGATGGCGCGGACCACCGGGGGCAAGGCGGAAGTTGCCGCAATTTCCCCCTGGGAAGCGGAAGCGGCCGCATCATGTGCAGCCGCCTCCTCGACCATTCGGTTGTAGAGCTCGTCCTTAACTGCCATCGCCGCTCCATTTCGTGCGGTACAGCACGCCGAGCCCGAATATGCTGGCGTCCCGCTGCTCGTATTCCCATTCGCCGCCCCGCAGGTTCATCAGCCACTCGTCCGGGTCCTTCGCCCCCGTGGGGTACTCTTCGAGGCACTTGTACCTCATGCCCACCTTGTCGAGGTCGGCGCTGATGCGCGCCGCGGCCTTGCGCCCCGCGTCGTCGGCGTCCATGCACACGAGCAGCACGCCGGGGCGCTCCTCGGGCTTTGCCGCGTACAGGACCTCGGCGAGCCGCTTGGCGTTGCCCGTGCCGCCGAGCGCGACGACCGGCTGGCGCCACAGCTTGTTCAGCGCGATCGCGTCGATCAGGCCCTCGGTCACGCACACGACGCCGAACGACGCGGTGAGCGCCCATTCGTTCCAAAGCGGCGTAGGTATCCCCTTGGGCCGCCATTCCTTGCAGCGGATCTCGCCCTCTCCCGGGATGGTGCGCAGCATGCAGTAGTCGGCCCCGTCCATCGCCCGGTTCAGGTACGGGATGGTGATGAACCCGAGCGCGTTGGGCTCGTAGACGTTGAACTGGGAAAGAATCTCCTTCGGGTTGGTCGTGAAGCCGAGCGCGAAGTTCGACGCGTCGTAATCGTCGATGCCGCGCGACAGCAGCCAGCGCCGCCTGGCCTCGCCCCCGGGCGAGTACAGCTTGCCGAACGCCTCGC